ATTATATATAATAAAATTTATTTTAAATTTTTATATATTAATTTATTAGTTTTCTCCAAAGATTGTTCTATATTTTTTATAAAATCAATATATTGGTTTTCTATATTTTTACAATCAGTCTTTATAATTATATCATTTTTGACAAACTCTTTATTTTTACAAGGAACAAAATATGGAACTGGATAATTAATTTGTTTTTCAATAAAATACGGTATAAGCATATTATTTTGATAACAAATACTAGTAATTAAATTGGTAGAAATAAAATCATATAATTCTTCTATATTTCTAAATGAATTATTCTTATTTGACACAATATAATGTTGTAATATGGTATACTCAGTATAAGAATCCCAAATATTATTTATAATACTATGAGTATATTTTTTCCCCCTATCACATCTACTAAATTCTTTTATTTCTTTTTTTAGATCATCCACATTAATATTTTTATTTTTATTAAATTTGTACATAATAATTGGGTTCTCATTATCAAACCAGGGTAATAAATAAATATATTTTGCATTAATTTCTGTCAGATTATTTATATTATTAATAATTAAATCATTTCTAACATTATTTTTTATATTAATTACATATCCTTCACCATGTTTTTTAAATTTATAATTAAAAAATAATTTTCTAAGTATATTTCGATATTTCTTATTTTTAATTATATATGTATCATCAATAGATGGTTCATGTTTTGATATGTAATAAATTATTCCTAATATTATTCCCTTATCTTCCCATACGCAATTAACTTTATTGCATTGATTGTTATTCATTTATCATAAAATTATATTATATAAAAATTATTCTAATTAAATGGTAAACATAAGCTTAATAGGATAAATGGTTTTTTACCATTTCCTAATATTTGTGTTTCAGATAATGCAATTATTTTTTTGGGTAAGTACGTCCACATTGAACATATGTTATAATTATCAACATAATATGTATTTTTGCTCGATTTTGAACCATAAGAAATTCTTGGTTCCTTTTTTTTAAATGTGTAAAAACAATCATTGTAAACGATTCTAAAAATTGATGTCATAGTATCCACATACATTTCACAATTATTGAAAATATACTCAAAATCTGCTTTACGTAAAGTCTTATTTTTAAATATTAAATAATAGACTTGATTAAATAATCTGTATGCAAATTCAATGAATTTTATTGTGATGTTTTTCTTTTTGCACCAAGATAAATATTTTATTTTGAATGTTTTCTCATCAAAATTATTCATCATCAAATCACAAAATATTTTAATTAGGATTGTCACATCATTTGATGCATTATAATCGTCATATATTCCGCTATTAATAAATACTTTTCTGTTTTTACGATATGTTCTAGGTACATAAAACACATGAGGACATGATATTTTTGTATCAATCATTATAACAGCAATAAGTAAATGTAATAATTCATAAAAATCATTTTTTAATAATTCTTTCCCTTTAACTAATGATATAGAACCTTTAAGAGATAATGGGAATTTTGAAACTTGTTTTCCTAATTTAGTAACTTCAGGTAATTCTGATTTTGAATAATCATAAAAATCAATTAAATTCATATTAAATAATTCTTCAAGTAAATTTTTATATTCTTTGGGAGAAATCATTAGAATCTTATCAGCTGGAAAATCAAATGATAATAGAGATAAAATTGGGATATGTTTTTGAATTAGTGTAAACTCATTTTCTATATATTTTGTCAATTTGTTTTCATAAAAATCTTCAGTACATAAAGGAAAATGGTGTCCAGGTTGTGTTCTGCCAGCTCTTCCTTCTCTTTGTTTAAATGATGCTTTTGATATTAATGTTTCTTCAATCACACGTATTTGTCTTTTAGAAACTATTGATACTTTTTTGTGAGTCATCATATTAATTACACAAGTTACTCCACTAATTGTAATTCCAGTTTCAGCAATATTCGTTGCAACTATTACTTTTCTAGTATCACATGGTTCATTAATTATCTTGATTTCAGAATGAGGTAATGAAGAATATAAGGGAAAAACACAGATGTTTGGTTTTTTCTTTCTTATTTTTTCACATAAAGATTCAACCTCATTTTCCCCACTAGTGATAATCAATATATCTCCCTCATATTCTTTGAAAACATGATCAAATTTAGTTAGAGCAGCATTTTCCAAGTCTTTTTTGTCGAATTTATTTTTTGCAGAAAAATAATTTTTATTATTCCAATGAACTGTGACAGGAAATTGTGTCGAATCAAGTCTAATTAATTTTGACTTACTTAATTCATCGAAAGGATCTTCACATGGTGTAGCTGTTGATATTATTATTTTTGTTTTATTTCCTGTTTTTATCAACCAATTACAAAATGCCTTTAACATATGATTTTCTGAGGAAGGATGATGTGCTTCATCAATCATTACAATAAATTTATCTAATAATTTCGATTCTTTTTTTTTTAAATTTTTTAAATAATTAAAAACTGTTTGTGTTGTTGCATATACTAATTTACATTCTTGAAAATTACGTGATCTTAAGCCAGCATATGCATATCCAATATTATCACAATATTTTTTTTCGTTATTTTTCATAGAATAATCATATTGATACATAACATTTGCTATTGTTGGAATACTAACAAATATTTTGTTAATGTTTATATTATCGGACATGCAAGCTTCTAATATATATCTTGAAATTCCAGCAGTTTTACCAACACCCGTACCAGCATTTACCTCAACTACCTGATTTTCACATATATTATGCCAAATAAATGGCAATAATTTATATATTTTTAATGATTTCAAATATTGGATATCACTATATTTATTTGGCATTTCTATATTATCAACTAAATTATTACAAATTAATTCGGGTTCGACATATTTTTTTTCCATTTCGTTTTTTCTTTTTTCTTTTTTGAGTTTTCTTTCTTTTCTTACTTTTTTAATATGATTTCTTTTTTTATTTCTTTTATTTTTTTTTTTGTCGGTTTTTGAATTAGGATCAATTGTGTTCAATTCGTTATTATTAATTTCGTTCATATCTTCATTCATTCACTTGTAATTAATAATAGCCAATATAATAAAATATTCAAGGTTAAAAAAAATTGAATTTATTATACCTTAGTTTCATTATTCAAATTAAATACAATAAACTTTTAATTATGGGAAATAAAAATCAAATCATTAATTATAAAACACTAGATTTGAAGGGTTTAGTTGAAAAAATACGTTATTTAAATCTCGAAAATTATCAAATTAAAATGTTTCTAAATGAACAACCACTCAAATGTAACTATAAAATAATAACTTGTTACCATGATGCTAGTCACCAAATAGTGTGTGATATTAATAAAAATTTTGAAAAGCAAGAATATGATTTTGCGAATTTAAAATTTAAAGATCATATCAATTTAAATAATTTGAGCTATAATTGTGAATTAATTGTTAATGAAAATCAATTACAAATCATTAATTATATTGAGAGATTAGTGAAGATTCCTAATATAATTAATTCTGAAAATATTATATCAAGTTTTATAACCTCGGATATTGAAGATCGTGATTTTAACTATGAAGCAGAAATTTATAATCAAAATATTGAATATATAGAATATGACAAACTTGTCGATAATAACAAAAATCAAGTAAATCATAATAGTGATTATATAACCAATAATGTTTCTAACTATGATGATCAACAAAAAGAAACTAGTAACAATATTCCAGATAAGAAATTTAGTAGGACTTGTTGTTGGTAAAAATTAAGCAAAACTAACACTTTCAACTGAATCATAATCTTGATTGTAAACAACATATCTGTCTTCTGCCGTATTAACATTAATGGGTTCAATATTGATATTTCTTGTATTATATATATGTTGATTTGGATCATTAATGTCTCGCCTATTTTCTGATCTATGTCTATTGGGTGCTGGATAATTCGGAAATAATAAAGGTTGTGATAATATATATTGATTCAAAATTTCAATATTGTGATCAGGATATATCATGAAATTATTAGAATGAACTAATTTATTGGCTTTTTTACCTATTAATGTATATAAATAGTTAATACATTCCTTATTGGCACCATTTAATAATATATTTTTTTCTTCTCTAATTGATTGATTATGCAAAAAATTAAAGAAAAATTTTTTTCTACAAATTGGACAATTTTTGGATTTATTAACACTAACAAGTTGTCCTAATATTGCAATTATAGACATATCATGACCACATAATAATTTTATAGAAAAATATGGTGGTTCTATTGTCGTAATATAGCAATTATTTTTTTTTTCAAGAAAAATATCAGGTATGAATGATCTATATCTAATGTCTAATTTTAATTTATTTTTAATATCAGATAATAGGGTTGCAATTAGAGAACAACTCGTATGAAATGCTGTAGTAACATCAAGATATTTATATTGTGTAATCATATGTTTGTATAATTTCATAAAATATCGTTTTCCATCTAAATGACAATTAAAATTATTATCAATATTGACATTAAAATTAAGCATGTCCGAAATGGATTTTGTAGCCACAAATATAATATTAAATTTATCGTTAATATCTGAGAGTTTTTTAGTAGAAAGTTCCAAAATCCATCCATATTCAATCGAAAACTTATTTATCCAAACTTCTATTTCTTTTAAATTTATAATTTCATATTCAAGATTTTGTTTATTTTTTAAAATATTATTTTTAATTATATGTTTTAACACTAATCTTGGTGTTGTAAATTGGTCATCTATATATACAAATGCCGTATCAGGTAGATCGTATAATTCCTTACTAGTTTGTTCAAATACTATATATTTCATCATTTCAGCATATAGACCAGAAATCGATATTTTGGGCACTACATAATCTTCGATAATTAGTGAGGAATCTTTAATAATTTTTATGATTTTTTGTATTTCCGACATTCTTTTTTTATATAAAAATTTATTTTTTTCTGAGTTTTTTAATTGATCAGAATTTTGGTCGGGAATTTTAATCTCCGATTTTAATATATTATTTAAATTCATTTTATTGTCATTTTCAATACTTTCTTGATTTTTTGAATGATCATGTGATCCAAAAAAATCATTAAAATCGTCAAAATCATTAATATTTGTTATGAATGGTAACACATTTTCTTGTAGCATTAACTATATTTTAATTATAATTCTTTAAATAAATATGTATAATCTGATTTTATTTATTTTATCTATTTTAGATAATCATATTACATATTATTAATTAAAATTTTTATATCAAAATATG